TAGCATCTGCCGCGAGTAGAGCCTGTGGTGATGCAATATCAAACCTTAGCGTGTACACAGCATCAGGCTGTGGATAGACCTTGACCTTAAGATCATCGTTATCGTCCACACCACTGACAATGTAATCAGTAGGCACTGCACTGGCAGGAGTCTGATTGAAGTACACGTTGTCAAAATACGGCACAGTGTTCAGCGTCAAGAATCCGTGACCGCTACTGCTAAGTGCTTGTTTGATTACCGCACTCTGACCTGAGCCTGTAAGAGAATACTCTGCCTGACCAACTACTGTGGGGACTTCAACAGTGCTGCGCAATGCAGACCAATTCCATGAATCCTCTACTAGCTTCTTCGCGTCATTGATCAAGTCGCCTATCAAAGCGGAGTAAGAAGTCTCGCTCGTGGTAGTGACTTCATCTTCTCTTAACCTGCGGAGGACGTTGTTAATTGCTTCTAAGTATGTCATCTACCTGCCTCCAGTGGCTTGTAAGAATCGTTCAAACATCCCAACCGGAATGTTATCTAGCTCTGTAAACTTTGGCTCAAACAAGATTGAGTCAGTTAGTGGAGTGCTGTTAACTACTTGAGCGAATAAACCAATTGCGCCATCTTTTCCTGCATCGCCTTTTTCGCCTCTTATACCCTGTAGACCTTGCAAGCCCTGCTCGCCTTGTATACCCTGCTCGCCTTGTATGCCTTGGTCTCCGGTATCGCCTTTTTCTCCTGTAGCCCCAGTAGCTCCTACATCTCCTGTAGCACCAGTAGCACCAGTAGCGCCAGTAGCACCTATTTCACCTTGGACACCTTGTATACCTTGCTCGCCCTTAGCACCTGTTGCTCCGGTAGCACCTGTAGCTCCAATAGCCCCCATTAATCCTTGAAGACCTTGATCTCCTTTCTCACCTTTTTCACCTGTTTCACCTTGGATGCCTTGAAGTCCTTGGTCGCCTTTATCTCCTTTCTCACCATCAATACCATCTATACCGTCAATACCATCTATACCGGCAGCCCCAGTAGCTCCGGTTGCTCCGGTTGCTCCGGTAGCGCCAATAGCTCCTGTTGCACCCGTAGCGCCAGTATCACCTTTATCACCTTTGTCGCCTTTGTCGCCATCCTTGCCAAGCAAGCTGCCGTCTAAGATGCCTTCAATAATAGTATTAGGAAGATTGGCTATAAAAGTTCCTGAGTCTTCTTTGCTCAAGGTGTCAATGCCGTCTGTGATTTGGCCTTGATTATTAACCTTAATTATTGGTCTTTGGATGATATCTATGTCATCAAGCACGAAATTACCGCCAGTGTTGGTAGTGTTGCTAACTACGTTTTCTGCAACTACTCCGTCAGCTCCTATTACAGGAGTTACTTGATACTCTTGTCCGTCTATAAGAGTGCCGCCAAGGTTTGGTACACTATCTCCAAGAGTAGAGCTAATAAAGCTGTTTGTCTCTTCGTTGTAATTCCATGTTTCATTAACATCGCTAACAGTTTCTGTAGTGCCTGCGGCGGTTGTGTCTGCTGTAGTGCTTGTGGTTGTCGTTTGATCTACTGTTTGGTCTTGGCTGACTGTCCCTAAGTCTGCTGCATCACCTAAAGAGCCATCGCCTGATCCTATGGTTAGTAATTCATTAGCGGTAGTGTCTGCTTTTAGGTCTAAAATTTCTTCTGTTTGGCCTCCTCCTGCTACATCTTCTGCTTCAGAGACTTCTGGTGATTGAGCTGCTGCTTGAGCTGCTGCCAAATCTGTATCACTAAGCATTGGGTTTGAGCCAACAGTAAGATTAATTATTTCTGCTGTTGAGTCGGTTGGATCGTTTAACGCATCTGCAACTGCCAAACCTGACATTTCGTTGTAGGTATTTTGTATATCCTGCTCGGATATACCTGTTTGTTGAGCGACATCAGCAATAGTAACTAAGCCTTTATCTAATAAATCTTTGACATAGTTAGCTTCAAATTCATCTATGCCATTGGCTACGTTTACAGGGCGAAAAGTATCTTCTAAAGTAAACGGAACAACGTCAGGAACGCCTTGCTCTTCAATCATAGAAGCGTAAGCATCTGCTCTTTGTCCAGAAATAATGGCTTGCATGAGTTGGTCAGGATAATCCTGAATCCAATCTCTAGCCGTGCCTGTCGAACCCGCAGGACGAAACCCTTTAGTGTCAGGGTCATAAACCATGCTATCTGGCCTTAAGCCTACTGTAGTACCCATTACTCGTCCTCATCTATCAGCAAGTTATTTGTTAGTGCTGACTTATAGGTTTCCATCAACCCTATTAGAATTATAGGGCTTATCCCTAAATCTATTTGCGACTCAACCCAATTGCCTAGCGCTTCCATCGCGTCTTCTATTTGATGATCTACTTTGGTATTTGGAAACTCTACAATCATAAGAATTCCTAGTTGTTTCGCTCTACTTTCTTAACTTTCTCAAAGGAGCGTAGTCCACCAAGACCAAGCATGCCCATCAATACAGGCAGCATTGTCGCAAGGTCAATCATTGGAACTTCAACACCCGTCTCTAGTAGATTCAAAGTCATGTTCGCGAAAGGGATGACGAGGAAGTTACCTGCCATTCCCAACACGCAGACCCATCCACAAGCAGGTCGCCATCCTGCCACGAACATGGAGTTGTGCTTGGCTTCTACCTTGTTAATCTCTAGCTGCGCTTGGACTTGAGCATGCGTATGACGCTCTGCCATAGTCGCAATTTCATGAGCCAACTTTGCTTTTAAGTCTTTATCGGGTATTGCCTTGTCTAACAAACTAGACACTGGCTCTATGAGTGACCCTAGCATTGCTAACATTTAATTCACCGCTAACGCTATAAGAATGAACGCAGTCAACAGTACAACAACAGTAGCTTGTTCGTCCGTTGAACCCATGAACTTTGCTTTTACAAACTTTCCTATTACTTTAACGTATTTCATAGTCGTTCCTTATTTGTCAGCCTTGGTATCAAGTCGTTTAAAGATAGCACCGAGCATCTCTTTGATTTCTCGTATGTCATCGCGGTAATCTTCTTTTGCTACATACATAATAGGTATGGCTTTCATGTCAGCATCAATCCTATCCAATAATGCAAAGACTCTATTGACTAACCATCCAACAACGAATCCTGCTACTGCTATTGTTACGTTGAACATGACTTGATAATCCATACTACACCTATAATGTCAGGTCAGGGACTTTGCGTGAGTCTCTGATTTGGTAAACGTGACGTAAAACTTCGCCTCCGTCACGATGGAATACTACTTGGTTCATCACGCTAGAAACGCCGTATCCTGCTCCTGCGTGCCAAGAATCAGGTGGGGCTAATGTCCCGAAGGCTTCCACGAAAACGCCGTTATCTGTCTCTATAGCGTTCTGGTGATGTATATGTCCTACTAGCCACTTCCTGTACACAGTGGACGACCACTGCTCTGGTAGCATCTTAGGTAGAATAGCGCCTAACTTTGCAGCCTTGACCTTATCTCCGTGATGTACCGCTAATAAGTTCTTGCCAAATTGCACGGTGTGAAAGAAACCGTGAGGATCTAATATGGTTACCCTTGGCTCTTTTGAGTAGTAGAACTTCAAGATTAACGCGAGGGCGATGGCAGTATCAGAATCGTGATTACCTCTAGCCATTACCACAACGCAACTCTTATGTTTCGCAAGCAACTTATCGATTGCGTACAAGAAAGTCTGCGCTGCTATCTCAAGCACTACCTCTATTCTGGTGTCTACGTCTAGCTTCGTTCCTCCAAAGGTAGTACCACTACTCCCGTTGGCGTGAATGAAGTCTCCTACGTTGACCAGTAGTGCCTGATCGGATGCCGGGGCAGCATCTACCAAATACTCTATAGCCGCTAACATATCATTAGAGGCTATCTTTGTGTCGTAGTCACGAGCCTTAGTCTCTCTTGCGTCTGCCCTCATACCGAAGTGTGCGTCACCTATTACTATAGTAGGCAACAGGTCATCAGCAAACTTCTTCGCCTTTGGCTTGGATTTTGGCTTGTAAGGTTTAACCCCTTTGGTCAGACCATCAACAAAACCTTGTAGCGCTTTGTCTCGCGCTGCCTCGGTCATTGTGCGTTTAGTTTTCAGCCAAGCCTTGTTACCCTCGTCATCGGCAGTGTAGATGCTGCGACCAATGACAATCTCGCCTTCAGGAACGTGTCTTCGCGCATCCCAATTGCTTGAGTAACCCGCACTGGCGGCGTAGTTTTTAACCGCACCAATGTGGTCGCGTACTGTAGACGGAGAAATGCCCAAGACACCCGCCGCTTTAGCAATAACTTCCCCGCAGTCTTCCCACGCTTTAACTGCTTCGCGTTGTCTCTCAGTTTTTGCGTAATCTATTAGACTCAAACTACTACTCCTACCACTGCCATAATACAGGCAAAAAGTATTGTTCCAAGAAACGCGAATCCAATACCATCAATAATTAAACGATTGCGTGCTGCCTTAGCTCTCGCTGCTTCTAGTCTTTGCTTTCGGATACTCGTTCTAGTCCGAATCATCTCAATGTAAACATCTTCGCCTACTGTCATGACTATGATTTCGCGAAGCTGCTTTTCCATCTGCATGGTCTTTTGC